TGTTTTTTTGCGCCCCAGCCAGAAGGCCGAGCATATCTACGATAGCGCTTTTTTTCGGGAGTATACTTCTTTTTTTTTCGATTTTTAGGGTACCCTCGCGGCATAGTATCCTTTCTATAGTTAGAGAGAGAGAGAGAGACACCAAACTGAGACTAGTCTCATGGTTGGTGTCAGTAAGCACCATTACATCAAGTAGATCTGGTGCTTTGGTGTTTCGGCTGAGCCTCATCATCGGCCTTTGGGGCCGGTTCTGCGGCCGTAGCGGCCTGTCGGACAAGGTCCTGCTGAAGGTCTATACCGGCTTCGGCCTGAGAGATTAAACCCAGTTTAGCAGCTTCTTTAGCATTCGCTGGATTTTCGAGCCATCTAACAAGCTGGTAAGGATCCTCATTAAAGCGCCGGCGTACCTTAGCGGGAAGACTAGCGAAATCTTGGTCTATATCTGCGATAGCATTTCGCATGTCCATATAATCGACGCTTGAGAAGTCGCCGAATGAAGGCTGTCTAGATGCGTTAGGATTTCCTAACTGTCCAGTTTTTATATAGCGTTTCACGATAGTATTAATGTTAGCCTCATCTTTGAATTGCTGTTGCGTGCGAGTTTCTCCGATTGGACTATCTGACACGTCCATACGGGAGTTACGGTCACGGACCTGTATTTTTCCACTCTGCGAGATGTATTTAGAGGACATTATCTATTTCCTTTTGTATTTCATGTGAATCGACGAATACAGAAAACAATTGTTGTAATTGTAATTCGTCTTCTGTAGTAATAATAGTCATTGACGGTTTAAAAGTCAACATATATTTACCACTATCATAAACTATATTTAATTCCGTATCCATTTTACGTCTCCGACACAAGCGAAGAGATTTCAGCAATGCCTGTTTTAGGAGATTTATTTGCATCAATTTCGCCAGTTTCCTCGTTAAACGAACCAATTTGATGGAGTGAATAATCATTAGGATATAGTCCTATAGATGTTTTTTGGTCTTTTGCGACCTGAGTTATGGAACGAATTGCTTCGACCATATGTTTAGCGAAAAAAGGAGCTAGGAATACTTCCACTTTTTTATCGTATACTGCGAATATATGTATCACTACGTATCTTTCTCCCGCGCTTCGCTTGGGGCGTCTTTTTCGGAGGACCGAAAAAAACGTGTATCTAAATTTCGTTTTAATTGACCGATTTGTGCAAGTTTGACTTTTTCACGAACGACTAATCGTTCTCTTGTATTGTTACGCCATTGTTTCATGCCTCCATATTTGCGTTCATCTTTTAATATACGATACTGCTCTGGATTTGTCAAGCCATATTTTTCGGTATAATACCGAGGTGGTTTTGTAATCACGTTTCCACGGATAACCATTTTATCAGCCGGGAATATATCGGCTGTAAATTTTTCGTAGAATTTTGCGCCTATACCAGGACGGCGCGACATACGGATGAATTCTGGTTCAATTCCGTTTATTTCATAAAAATCGGAATCTTGACCTAGTTTTTTATCCATGATATATCTAGCCACATAAGCGGCTGACTCAAATGTTACATCACCAATAGTACAATAGCCATGAGTCCATAGTGAATCAAGAGCATCAGAATGATAAAGAATATTACCATCTTTTTGAGATAGAAATTTTTTATCTGCGAAATCATGCCCGAATAAACAAGCATGATAGTGGGGGCGGTGAGTAGACTCACCGTACTCCCCACAAGCAAAAAACCGGATACCAGATCCGTGTTTTTTTCGTAACCGTTTAATAAACAGTTGTAAATGTCTAGGAAATAAGGTTGCACCATTATATCCATATAATAGTTCCTCATCAGAATAAGTAAGAGTAAGAAAAGAGTTATCAGAATGAAGTTTTGACTCGTGAATGCATCTAATGGCCCATTGGCGGGACCTTTCCAGGCGACAGCCAATGCAACGAGAACAGGGAACATCTTGCGGTCTATCTCGATAGCCGTTCGCTAGCGAAACTAGTGGCCACTTTCCGTTAGGAGAGGGCCCCGAGCGGGATTTATATAGTGTAACAGGATAGTAACATGTCATGTACGTATCTCCTGAGTTACGGGGTAGCAAAAAAAAGACCGTACCCTAGAGGGTACGGCCGAATGAAGAATTGTAGTGCATAGGAAACCTAGATGCGATAGCCCCCGCGCATTATGCGCGCGCTGAAATTGCGTTTTTTTGACTTCGCACCACGCCGAAAATTTCTTTTCGACTGTTTGCGAGAGAGAGCACGTCGTTTTCTCATAGAACACCTCCTTTATTTGGTTTTTAATCTAAGAAAATTAATACCCGTATTTCCAAGCGGATTAAACCGCATATACGGGGAGAGTTTTCCACCCAGCCCTCTATGAAATTCGCTCTCACGACGAGACCTATCAAGATCGAGAGCTGAATGAGTACTCTCGAGACGAGAGCGACGAATATCCGCACGAGTCCTTTCTAAATCGGCGGAGAATTGTTGTGTGCGCGGGATAACGGAATCTATTTCGGCCTGAAGGGCCATACCTTGACCCGCTTTTAGTGCTCGCTCCTCACGGGCGAGCTTAGTTTGGGCACCCTTTAAGGCGATACCGGAATTAATATCCTCAATTTGCGCTCTTGCTAGAGCACTAGAAATACCGGAGTGTACAGCATCAGATTTTACGGCTTGCGCCGACGATCCTGAAGGAGAGGATGCTCCGGGACCGCCTTTAGAAGCGGAAAGAATGGGATTGAGACCGGCAGCACGCAAGTCTGCGACCTCACGTTGATGCGCCGTATTACTCATATCACTCTGAAATGAGCGATTTTTTGCAGCCTGAGAAGCGTTAAATGCCGAAGATATTACACCCTCAGCGATACCACCGGCAATACCCATGCCCGCAGCCGCGGCAAGGGGCAGCATCAGAATCTATCGATCTGCCCAGGCACCGAATAGACGGGCATTGGACGAGCATGTTTTATGCTAAAATAAGTATCAAGAATTATGTGAGGCTCAGAAGGGACCGCAATAACGCGGTCAATCGGTGGAGAATCTTGAATGAAGGCATCATTTAGCACCGGCTGCGCCGAGAAGCTTGTAGCGAGATGCCAGGAATCAAGAGTGCCAGAAATACCGGAACGGAATAGACCAGTTACCATGGATGGTTTATAGCGATATTCTGCCCATCTTTCCTGATAGCCAAATACATCATTCGCACCAACGCCATTTGCAGCATAATAAATTTCCTTATTAAGCACGGCTTGTTCGCCGAGATGAGCCAAAGCAGGGAGATAGAAATCGAAGCGAGTAGAACGCGACCACATACGATTGATTTGATTTTGGTAAGTGATATCGGACCTAACATTTACAAGTCCGATTACCCAACCATGTTCCACAAAAGATTTATTATACCCTGCTTGAGCACCTACAGTAGCATAAGCCGAAAGCTGAGCCTGAGGCGATCCTTCAGAGGATGCTGATGTCTGCGGGACTCCACGAACATCAACACGTTGCGAGTAGCCGCCAAGATATTCCGGACGCTGGAGCCGGAAATCAGGAGAAGTGACACCGAAGTGAGCTTTGAGAAGCTCGACATAACGAGTCCCACCACGAGCGTCCCGCTCGAGAATTTTTTGAAAAGCGAACGCTTGCCGCAATTGATTTATAGTGGCGGCCGTAGCGGCCGACAAATCAGCGACAAGACCAGACCTATCAGCATCAGTAGATACACCCATAACAGCGCCGACAGATGGCGCCGTACCAGGGTTAACAGCGGCGGTACCTACATTATCATCGAAATAAGTAGTAGATATTTTTGCACTGTAAGTACCATTATCAGCAATGGAAGTATTAAAGAGACCGTATCCTGCATTACCGTCAATAAGACCAAGCGTATGGCCATTGCCAATTACTGGGGCCGTGAGACCGATAGGAAGCTGGACAGAATCGCCTTTTTGAGGCCACGGAAGACAAGATGTGAAATAGTCATGACGTTTACCACGTTTTAAAAGCTGATAATCAGCGTAAGAATCTGGGCCGTCGTCTAAATCGACTGTCTCAGAGTCTTGAAGATTCTGATCACGAAACCATTCGTTCCAGATGAAATTATAAGCGCGGAATGGTAGAGCAGATGGCAAATCATCGGAATCAATTATAAGTCCGACAGGCAAGCCAAAATAGTCAGCGAGAGAACCGGAAGGAAAAGTACCGCCTCCACCGATAGCCATCTGCGGAATAAGAAAATCCGTCGAATCATCTGGATTAGCTTGTGCGCCATTGAATTTTTCCCAATTATTCCAAAGAAGACGATTTGGGACATAGAAAAAAAAGCAGTCTAGAAAAACATTGTCCATTATTGGGAATATCATTGTAGCCAGACGGCCAAATAGTGTCGCGCGGACACTCATTGTATCGCCAGGTAATATTTCATCGAGAAAAAAAGGGATTA